ATATAATTCTTGCCTTCTTCTTGTATGTAAAGAGCTTGATAAAATCCTATTGGAGTAAGAGTAACTGTGACAGTAGACTGATCTACTAATGTTGACCAATACTCTGGGAGCGTAATTATGTTAGAGCCACTAGTTCCTCTGATGTATACGCCATTTTCTGGACCTTCCAAAGATGCATACTGTAATTTCATACCACTTTTTGTTGGATGATCTATCAAGAACGATTTTGTAGTTGCTGTAAAAGCGCCGTTAACCGCTAGGGTAGAACCATCAAAAGTAAGATTGGCCTCACCGTTAAGAGCGTCTGTACTGCTAAATGTTGCCACTCTGTTGTCTGCTCCGTTAGCAACAGCCGAAACAGCACCTCCACCCCCACCTCCACTGCCGTTAGAAGCGGCGGTAATTCTACCTTGTGCATCAACAGTAATATCTGCGGCTGTATAACTACCAGCAGTAACTGCTGTGTTTGCAAGATGTGACGCACCGACACCATCGGCTTTAACCCTTAAAGAATCAGAATCTATCTCAATCGTACTATCATCAACGCTTACGGCAAAACTTCTACTTGCAGAAATATCCCCACCGCCCGTTAAGCCATCACCAGCAGTTAAAGTTACAGATGTGTGATCAATGTGTTCATTAGCTACAAAGTTACTAAGTGCATCATGATCTATTTCGCTATCAACGCTATTGACAGTAACGGTGTTTGTAGCACTTGTAACAAACTCCGCTCCGGTTCCGTCTGTAAACGTTATAGTTTCGCCATCGTCAACCGTTTGTGCAGTAGTGCCATCGGTAATAATAAAGCTAGACATGCTTCCACCGCCACCGCCACCGCCGGAAGAAGTAAAAGTAATAGTATCGCTTGTAGCATTTGTTGTGATTGTCATATTAGAACCAGCAACAAGCGTTAGTGTGTCCGTAGTTGCATCGGCTACAACGTCAGACTGTCCTGCAACTGAGATTGTAGAAAACAGATTTTGTGATCCACCACTAGTCAGTCCAGATACTGTTACGATGTCGGCAGCATTAGTGTCTACTCGCGACTCAAAGTACCCTGAGTTCGCAGCTATGTTGCTATCTGCTGAGTCTACTCTTGATTCAAAGTATCCAGAGTTTGCAGTGATACTAGAAGAGTTTGTTGATATATTAGAATCCGCAGAGTCTACTCTTGATTCAAAATATCCACTAACAGCAGTTATCACCCCTCCACTAGCAGCAGGTAATTTAGTTGCTATGTTTGAAGTATTTGTAGAAATATTAGATTGATTATCGTTAACACGACTTTCAAAATATCCAGATATTGCGCCATCTGTTGTAGTATATATCAAACCCTTCATGTTAGAAGGATGCGCTGTACAGTAGTAGTACAACTTGTCTGGTGCGTTTTGCGGAACCTCAAAGGAAACAGAGCCAGCAGCAGAACCGATCTCTATATTATTTCCATCAGCATCAGAATAAACACTACCTCCATCCGTAGTAGAGACCGCAAATGGATGACCGGAAAATGTTTTATTAAGTATGTACGTATGACCTTTGTGCATATACATAGTTGGGTCAGAGGCGCTATTAAGACCCATGCCGTCTATTGTATAATTACTACCGTCACCAGCGGTTATATTAAATATATTGTTAGGAATTAAACCGGACACAGTGTTTATACTGGCAGTGTTGGTCGCTATATTGGTTTGATTGGAGTCAGCACGACTTTCAAAATAGCCAGACACGGCGGAGTCGTCATATAACAAACCAGAAACTGTATTTATACTAGCAACGTTAGTTGCTATGTCGGTATCATTGCTAGTGATCTGACTTTGTAAGTTACCACTGGTGTTACTAATTAACGTAGTTAAAGTAGATGCGATATTAGCATCATCATTTATAGCAGCGGCTAATTCATTGAGAGTATCTAAAGTTCCCGGTGCGTTATCTACAAGACTTGCAATCTCGTTTGTTATCGTGGAACCAGCCCAACCACTGACAGAGTTTATAAGATTAGTGTTTGCGGTTATACTTGTATCTGCTAAATCAACTCTAGTTTCAAAATAACCAGAAATCGCAGTGTCGTCGTAAAGTAATCCAGAAACAGTCGTTATGTCTATTTCACTTTGAATAGCCAAGCCCGAAGCAAAGTTGGCTATACTATCATCGTCAGATGTTAAGAACGTAGAGGCAGCCCATCCACTAATAGCTACGCCGCTTGCTGAGTTAGCTAATATATCATCAGAACTTCCTCCACCGTCCTCGCTGATGGTGTAACTAGCCCAACCACTAACAGAGCTATCTCCATTGATTACAGATGTTGAAACAACGCTATCAAGACTAGTCATAGTGCTGATAGCCCAACCACTAACACTAGCAATGGCTGCATTGTCACGAGCGGTCATGTTGTAGTCAGACCAGCCACTAACCGCTATTGCAGAGTGGTCTTCTGTATCGTCTAAGTGAGATTGGAAATAACCACTTATAGCGACACCGCTGGCTGAACTGGTATTTATTTCAGTTAATACATTTTTAGTTCCAGCGATAAGATCACCAGTAGCGGTAATGGAGTTTCCAGTAATGTTTCCATCTTTATCTACTTTGGCAACTATTCCGTCAGAAGTATTTAACCATTGCTGTAAAACAGCGGCCTGTCCCGCAGCGCCCTTAACCGTTAAGCCTTCCTGAGAAGCAGTTAGAGAGGTAATTATAGCGCCGGTGTCATAACTTGCTTTAAAGACCTGCGCGCCTTTATGTGTCACATCAAAACCAGCCCCATGCGTGAGATTTAGACTGGTTATTGAATTAGAGTATAAACCAACACTACCATCTCCAGCGTAAATGTAAGCGGAAGTCGGTGCTGCCGCCTCGTCGCTTGGTGAATCTTTTAAACCCAACCTCCAATCTGGAGAAGCAGTAGCATCGTGATAAAGAGATAAAGTTTTATCGTAAGCGTCATCAACGAAAGCGTGAAAAAAGTTACCCGCAGATTCTCTTCTTAGTGTAAGAATTCCGCTAATTCCAACGTCACCACTAGCGCTCAAGCTTTTTATAGAAACGCCATCAAGTTTTAAGTCCGTATCAACTAAGTCAATTACGCCATCATTATTTATGTAGACTGTCTTTTCTGCTGGAACAGCACAGAAAACAAATGAAACACCACTTAAACTTATTTTAGCGTTACTGTTAGAGCTTTTTAACACTGTATCTCTAGATAGAGTGTTGCCAGATGAAGAATAAGTACCAATTCCTATTTCGTAATCGGACTCATTTTCAATAACATAGTACGTAACGTTTCCGTCACCTATAGCATCAGCAAAGCTTCTATACCCGCCAAAAGCGCCGGTAAGCGTTATCGTACCAGCGCCAGAAGTAACGGTCGTTTCTTTTACTCTGTCTGAGATTATAAAGCTCATAATTTTACCTATTTAACCCTACAGCATTTTTTGTTTTGTATTTGATGTAATTGTTCTTGTAACTCCGCGATCTGTTTCTCTAAATCATTTTGTCCAACGTTGTTGTCAACGCCTTCTACGGAGTTGTTCTTATTGTAAATTTTATTTGCTTCTTGAACAAAGCTATTAAATAATTCTTCACTTACGTTAGACTCTACGCAAAAGTGCTGCTTGAGGGGTGTCATGTCAAGATCAAGCTCTGTAAACTCTAATACATAATTCCTTAATTTGTTATCTACTGTCAATTCGTATTTTACACCATTTGGTCTTTCAAATCTATGTAGCCATTTTAGGAATGGTAAAGATATAGTTTTTCTTCCTGCCTTTCTATACTTCTCATGTATGTAACACTCTTCTCCCCCAAATCCTCTTGCGTGTTCGTTAAATTTTAACCATGCCGTTTTCTTAGTGAAGAATAACCCTAAGCCTTGGGCAAATACTTCAAACGGTTTTTCTGAAAATTTCATCCCTAAAGGATTATAGCCTTCTTTTTTTAATACACCTTCATGACCCGCAAAGTCAATCTTTGGAAACTCCTTGTTGCAATAAGGGCAATTAGTTATCTCTTTTTGAGAAACATTGTCTCTAATTTCGCATTTTCCATCTTCTTTTTGTGCTGTTGTGAAGTGATACTTATCACAAACGCAGTTCCAAGCCAATCCCCACTTACCCCACATGTGAGCGCCCCACCCGTCATTATACTGAGTTGTTATCTGCATCAATCCGTCATAAACTAACGGTCCTGTGTACAAATCTTTAGTGTCTGGATTGTGATCCATGAACATAAATAATTGATCTAACAGCTTGACCGTTGGGCATAGTAGAACATGACAATCCATCACTAAAACAAATTCACCTCTAGCCTCTTCAATAACTTTATTTCTTGTTGCTGAAGTTCCATGAACACCATCTAAATCTATGACTCTTATTTGTCCTCGCCCGTGATTTTGAAAACTTTTTAAAGACTTGGCGTGTGCGCTATCTTTATCGTTTTCAATAATAATAAACTCTATTCTTCGCAAAAGATCCATTCTACCATTGAACATAAGTTCTTTTCTGATATCCTGAATACTAAACCAAGCTCCGTCAAAGTCGTTGTGGTGAGCCATACCAATTGTTAAAATCTTATCCATCTTTATTTTCCTTTTAAAAAACAGTTTTGGTTGTATTATATATTATCTAAGTTATATTGAAATTCAAATTTATATATTAAGTATTAAAGACAATAGTAGTTTCCGCAACTTGCCGTTATTATTCGTCCTACTTGAGTGCATTGCCTTTGTCTACCAATAGGGCCGCAGGGGAAATCTGCGCAAACGCAATCTTTGTTCACCGCATCGTCCATATTACCCTCCTCACAAGTATCGGATATTAACTGCCACATTGGGACGGACATTAGCCCTTGTCCTCCTTTACACTCATAAGTACACCCACCCTCGCATCCGACCCCAAGCCCCTCGCACGATTGGCATGGCTGTAGAAAAACCTGCGAGCAAGAAGCGGTCATCGGATCGTATCCGGGTGGACAGGTTCCATCAGATGGGGATGTACATATTCTATTTATATACTCTTTCCCTGACTCATAAGGAGGGCTGGCGCACGGTGCAGGTTCGTCGCACTTGATGCAACCTTTTGGTCCACCGGGAGGACCAGTACTGCTAGTGGTGGTGAAAACGTCTGAATCTATGCAGAATGGTTCATCAACACATGTTGCGGTATATTGCTTGCATCGTATGTCAGGTTCCCCGAAGCGGTCTTCAAATTGTCCGCAATTACCTTGTGTTGCATCGTGGCATGAAATAAATTTGCCGATACCGTCTGATACATTATAGCAGCAGCATTTAAAGGGGGTTTGGGTGGTTGATGTGGTTGTAGAGGTAGTAGAGGTTGTGGAGGTAGTGGAAGTAGTGGAAGTAGTGGAGGAGGTTGTGGATGAGGTTGTGGATGAGGTTGTTGGTGGGGATGTTGTATTTTCCACACACTTACACAAATCACAGTTAAAAAACTGATATTCGGGACAGTTAATAAATGCCGCATCTTTACAGCCGCACTGCAAAGCGGGGCAGGGGCATGGAGTAGTACTAGAGGTGGTTGTACTTGTAGTTGTTGGATCGCAATCACCTTCGCACTCACACGTTTCGCAATTCAACTTACAATCTGGATTAACTAAGTGGCAGTCCTTGTACACTATTGCGGTATCACAACATTCTAGAAAATTACATGGGCAAGCTGTAGTAGTGGTTCCTTCTTTACACTCACAGTCTACACAGTCAAAAAATTGACCTTCGTCACAGAAGCGAAAAGGACCACAACCTTCACCACAATTAGAGAAGGGGCAAGGACATGGAGTTGTGGTGGTAGAGGACGTTGTTGTTGGCGGATCGGGACAAGTTACCTGCGCACAAGTCTTTCCGGAATGACATTCATAAAACCAAGACTTTTGAGAGCAATCAGCGCATGGTACATTGTTTTCACAAACAATAATGTCTCCTGCGGGGGTTGATACTAAATAGCAACAAGCGCCTTCTGGGGGTGGTGGTGGTGGCGTCCCTCCGCAGCAGCAAAAATAACTCATATTTCACGATCTCCTAAGTTCCAGAGCAGCTTACATACATAGGTCTGTTTTCGCCGTTAACCCTTGCGGTAATAACAAAAGCTGTACCACCATCAGCACCGGGACCATGAATACTTAACCTTGCATCTCTGTTTGTGACCCATATTTTAGTAGATGTGGCTAAACCATCTAGCGTCTTAATGCTCATCAATCCACTGGTCGGATTAGAGTAATCACTAGGTGCGTCTATATACTCGTCCATTAATCCTTCAAAATGTCCCCACCAAGATTCATTTTCTATTCTTACTCCATCACCCTTATGTGTGATGTGTGTAATAAGATCACCAGAAGTATCTAAGCGAGATTGTCCAATATCATTATTAAACCAAGTTTGTATATTAGGCTTATTCTTATGACCGTCAATTATATCACTTCTACGCACTTCAAGTGGTGCTTCTGGCTGAAGTCTAGCTTTACCTATAGATATTAATCCTTCAGTGTGACAAGCTCCAGCGATTGTGTTTTGTATATTAAGTCTATTGCTTAACTGACCAGACGAATACATCAATCTTTCATCATGATCTAGCCCAGTAACAATCTCAATATTAGCGCGACCCCCTTCAAAAACTGGGTCTAGTGAAACCTCACCTCTTAAAGCGTGTTCGCCTATACCTATAGAATTTGGTTGACTAGCATTAATTCCAGCACTTGATCCAATATAAATAGAATCTGAAGACTGGTCTGCATTTTTTCCTGCATTAGCGCCTATAAATATACTATTTTCTATACTATCACAATCATATCCAGCACGATAACCAAGAAATACTGACGCTGTGTCTGTTGCCAATCCCACATTTGGCGTAGTGGCATATCTACCTGCTTCTGAGCCTATCATTACCGTGTGCTTCCAACCCGTAGCTTGGGTTGCAACATCACATCCTATAAAGACCACAGACTGATTTTTATCTTTAGGAATGTCTGCTTCCGCATTACTCCAAATATGATTACAGTTGTTGGAGACAGATGCAAATCCGCTACCCACGTAATCCGATAAAGCCTGAATACTCATTCTGCTTATGTGTTGAGAATTATTTAAATCAACAGCTAGGTATGATGTTTGTGTGTCTATACCCTCAAGTATGGATACGTAGTTGTCGGAATCATACAAGTTTGCAAAATCTAAATCAAAAAACGTAGAAGATGGTGTTTTTCTTGCTATTAATCCAGAGCCAGCGGATATGTTTAAATCTCCAAGACCATCTATAACATCCCCGTTGCCAAATCTAATTGATCCCAGTAAACGAAGATCTCCGCTAATGGCAACAAACGGTCTTAACGGGTCTGCCAACGCAAAGTCAGCGGATAAGCCATCAATGGTTCCGCTTGGATCAAAATCTACTAAAGTTTGAGAACCCCCAAGCTTGTTAGTAAATCTAAAGGATGCTCTGGCTTTAGACTGTAAAGTGTTGAGATCATCTTTAAAATCAAATAGGTGGTGCTGTCTAGGGTTTGATCCAAGTGATTCCACAGATTGTGTTATCACAGTTCTGTGTACACTAGCGTCAAGGGATATAGAGGCTGTATCTGCTCCAAAAGATTTTACACCAAAAACCCTTCCATTGCTACCCCCTAGAGACCCCTCAATAAGAGGGGCGTCACCAAACCCGATAGCTAAAGTAAAATCTTCTAATTCTGTCGCATCTTGATAGAGACCTGTTCCTATTAAAATATTAAAATCTTTAGCTACTTCTGATCCTCCATGTGCGTTTCTATAGCCAATTATAGTATTTGAGCTACCCCTTGGAGAAGTAAAGCTGTAAGCACCCACTATGGTATTGGAATTTTCTGATACTAAAGATTTACCAGCCATAGCTCCAAGAAGCGTATTAAAATCGCCGCTATCTAAATCTCTACCGGCCTGAAACCCAAAGGTCGTATCAGCTAAAAGTTTAATATTACTGCCACATTCAGATACACTTTTTGGAGCTTCTATTCCAGCAAATGTATTTTGTAAACCGTCTGTGAAAACTGATCCACTAGGATGAGATAAATTAAAGATATTACCATCATCGTTTCTGAAGTAAAGACTTTGTGTTGGAACGTTGCATTTTGAACCCGTCTTGACATAAACCTTACCGAAAGTACTGCTTGTGTCGGGATCGCAAGATTGCTCTTTCATGGCTATTGTGCCACTATTGCAAGTTCCGCTGTGCCAAATAGTTAATGGAGAATTAGCCAAAAACATTCTAGTCTGACCTGTTTCGTCTCGCCATTTTGGTGATCCTATACCAACAAAGCCAAGCTCACTCACAGACATAAACCCAACTTCAACACCCTCACAGCCACTCGCTTTTAATAAAGAAAAGTCAACAACGGTGCTATCAGTAGCTCCTACGTCTACACCCGCAGGACCATTAATAACACTATCATCAAGAGTTGGGTCGTAAGAGATATGAAGCCCAGAGGCTTTTACATTACCGTTTCCTAACAGTTCAATGTTACTTCTTGTTTTATCAAGAGTGGCAAGTCTTATATTTGACTCGCCAATAGATTGAGTATTAAATATTGTGCTAGGAACTATAGGATCTTCGTTTTCGTCTCTCTTTGAGTTAGTAATTCCCACAAGTCCACGATGTCTCTGCTCCGCATTTCTCAGTACGGTCAACGCCTCCAAGATTTCGTCTTGGCCGTCATGCACATGTAGTGAAAATCTATCTTTCATTTATATGTTCCTGTTTCATATATTAAAATTAACATCATGGACTTATTGTTGTGTAGCCAGCACCCTCTGTGGTTGTGGTAGTAGGCGCTGCCGTAGTAGTTGTCGTAGTAGTTGTCGTAGTAGTAGTGGTAGTAGTGGTGGTAGTCGTTGGCGAATCAGTAGTAGTGGTAGTCGTTGGTGATTCAGTGGTACTGGTAGTTGAAGTAGTTGTAGTGCAAGGCGTATTCTCACCGCTCGCTACGTCATCGCAGGTCTTTCCGCGATACCAAGTACCGGGAATTGCTGCGTCAATACATGCACTCTCAGTTGACTGGAAGCAATATCCAGTAAACCCAGCACCGCAGCAAGCACCTGTGTCGCAACCGTTGACATCATCTGGTGTGTATAACCCGTAGTCATCACAGAACACACAACACTGAAAATCACCATCAATAGCCACTAAAGCTCCTAGATCATTACAGCAAGTAAATCCTTCTCCTGCATGTCCTCCGGGATTGCAAGGAGGCTCTCTATCCGGTGCGCACGTAGTCGTAGTTGAGGTTGTGCTACTTGTAGTTGTTGAGGTAGTTGTGGTTGTATTACATTCATCACAATTTGATACAGGATTGCAATCATTATTAGCTATAGAATTTGTACAAGCCTCCCACTGAGGACCGCAAATGAATGTTCCATCTGGCGATGCTATTGTACGACACCAAATAGCATGAGGAGGAGGAAGAACTGTGGTACTAGTCGTAGAAGAGGTTGTAGTAGAAGTTGTAGTTGGGCCTACGGTTGTAGATGTAGTAGTTGGCTCTACAGTGGTAGATGTAGTCGTAGCTGGCATTAAAGTGCTTGCGCACCCAGAAACAAAAACGTCAATTTCGTCATGATAAATCCAACTAAATCCACGTAAGGTGTCGCAGGTTTTAATTCTAGAGGCGTACATCTGTTCAATTTGAACACCAGAATCCACACTGCCGTACATAACAGATAGATCAATACCGCTAACATTTCCATCGTCTAGGATGTGACTTCCAGAGTTAGAAACAAAATTATGATCTTTACAGCAAAAACCGCTATCAATAACACCCATACTGCCAAAATTGACACCGGAGCAAGAAGTATCACCCTTGATTTTTATACCTTGGCAGCCGCTTTGAACCACCAACGCTAAAGAGCCTTTACCTAAAACCCTATCAGTTTGTAAGTGGTTTCCCGATGTAATCTCTATACTTATGTTAGATTCCCATCTTGATCTAGAGAAGTGACTATCCACCTCTAGGCATGACAACGTGGCGTCTGGGAATCTATACAAAAATGTATAATCTCTTCTGTAGTCGTGTCCGCTAGAGTGAACTTCAAATCCAGCGCCGTCTAAAGCCTGATCGCTTAGATAACCACAGACCGCAGAGTTATGAAAACCTAAGTCGCCCTCACACAAACCACTAGTAGCGAGATGCAATGTTTTACAATCATACATGCACTCATCTATATGGTTGTATGTAACGTCATTTGCATGTAATCTACCAGATATTAGGACATCGTTGAAATAACCATCCCACAACAACTTGTCGCCAGTATTGGCATCAAAGTGACCCAAGGCGTATACAGAATCTTTATTTGGGACAACATGACCATCTATTGTTAGTATACCCTGATCCCCAGAGGGTGTCTCAGTGCCAACGCCAATCTTGCCACCAGAAAAATATATAACCTCGTTAACAGATTTCCAAGCATATTCAGAAACACCTATATTACCAATTCCGCTAACGTAGGGGGATATATCGCCTGAAACTTGTAAAGTTCCATAATCATGAAGATGGTTAACACCTAAGCCAAGTTTTCTATTTAAAAGATCTCCATACATTAAGGGGGGAGTTCCAGAATTTAATACTATGTCACAAGTATTACCAGCATCTAGTCCGGGATAAACACCAATAGACAAGGTGTGATCGGTTCGCTCTCCCAGAAAATTACCCGCTCCATGACCAATTGCTATGTTGTAATCACCATATCTATTGCTATATAAAGTATAATTACCTATACCTATATTTCCAGAGCCATTAACATTACCAGCGGTACTATTAAGACCAACTCCAATGTTGTGATTTCCAGTTAAATTACAACCAAGGGCAAAAGAACCCACAGCAGTATTTCCGCTTGTTGCATAATTTGCGCCTAGAGCATAATAGCCTATAGCTGTATTATCAATGCTGCTTCTTCCGGCTAAATGTAGCTTCTGAAGCGCTAACTGACCAGCTTTTGTCGTTCTAACTTCCGGTGTTGCAAAGTTAAGACTATTGACATCTACGTTCTCTAAGAACATGTGTGTAGAGTCAATAAGATCTATTAAACTTACTCTTAAATCTCTAGGAGATATTTCTTGAGTAGAGTTATCTGGTAATAAAATACCAATATGCGATATATACTCTGACTTAGATAAAATCATGAACAGCGAACCTTATGAGGGATTTACTTGAAACTGATTTGCAATGTACTCATATCAAATTTAACTGTATCTCCAGCGTAGATGATACGTGGGTTGTCCAGTGCGGCGTGCATTAAGAGATTTCCAGTACCCCACTCTCCAGAGTCAACTATAGCAATGCCTGAAACCCATCCCCAATCAACAAGGGCTGCACTACCATCCCCTTCATCAAATAAGAATTGGCTTCTATTTTTTATTAAACCAGAGCCTTGCTCGTGTTCCTCTGTGTCGTAATTCCATACATTATCGCCTAGTGTGGAAGGGTTTCCTAAATTTAAACGTCTATACCCCGTGTCCACATTATCTAATCCAGATGGTAATTCTTGAAGACTACCATCATTATATTGATTTACGCCAGTATCTGAGTCGCTAGGCACACCGCTAGTTAAGGCAATAGCTATATTGGTGGGCTTGGCAAATGATTGTCCTCTAAATATATGATGTAGAAGACCAGATTCTAGATAATCTGATAAAGCTGCCATTGAAATACTCCTTTAGAATATCCTACAAATAAAACGTTTTATATCATATTATACACAAAAAAAGAGCCACTCCCAGAATAGAGAGTGACTCTTATTAATTGAGGTTGTTATCCTAGTATTACTAGAACGATCCCAAAATAACTCTTCTGTTATCAAGAACGCCAAAGCCAAGTTCAGCGAAACCGTAATAACCAGCACGTTGCTGCCTGTGAAGAGCAGGGTCTTCAAAAACCTCAACTTGCTGCTTCATTGGCATTATAAAGCTGTCGTTAGAAGACTGGTCCAATCCAACCACCAACTCAAGGTCAGAACCTTGAACAGCACCGCCAAGACCTTCAGTGAAGAAGGATTGATACTCTTGACCTTCGCCAAGCTCATCAAGATCGTGGAGGTTAACACCAAAGATTCTGGTGATAGGCGCTCCACCTTCGGCGGCGGTGTAGATCTCACGACGAGTTACTTCGTCAATCTGATCAATACCCCAGTTGCGAACATCTTCCAATGCCTCTGGTGATACGTAGAGGTCAGTCAAACGACCGCGATTAGCAGATCCAGTGTTACCGCCAGCATTACGGCGCATAACAGTCTGCAACAACGAAACCAAACGCTTGCTAAACAAGCCAGCAGTAGCGTCACCATCGTAAACCAAAATGTTACGATCAACGCCAGCAGCAAGAATGGTGTGCCATCCATCATCATTCATCTTTTTGACGAATCCAGTCTCAAGGACTTGCATAGCACGACCAACAATATCCCAACGAGCTTCACGAGCATAACGAAGTAAGTAGTCAATGCTACTTGTGATGCTATAGGTTGGAATCGTAACGTAGTCGCCCTCAACGGCACGTTCAGGTACACGACCATGACCGGGATTTGTATAGGCTACATGCTCGCCCTCAAGTCCCGGAGAAATTAAGTCAAGAGGATACTCTGTAGAGGCCCCCGGCTCAATATTAATAGTTTCAAAAATATCACCAAGGATATTTCCGACTAAAACACCTTTACGCAATGGAAGTTCCAATGCTTTGGCGAATTCTCTTTGTGCGGCATAAGCAACGTTTTGATCGCTATCGCCAGATTTTTTCAGCAATGTGATGAATTCATCACTTGGTCTTTCTGAGTATGACATTATAAAATTCTCCTTATATTATGGATTACGAGCCGTAGGCGTTAGGAAGGTTGACGTAAAGTTTAGCGTAACCATCGCCATCCGCACGAGACATGAATCTTCCGATTGCAAGCTCACCAGACTGAGCGGCGAAAGTCGTACCATTACAAACAGCACCAGCCGTAAACGGAGATGCAAAAGCAAGCTCACCCGCGACTGGTGTGCCTTCAATATTACTAGTAACAACCCACCCACGAGTCATAACGGTAACTTTACCGCCCTTTTGAACTTCATCTTTATGTTGGTTAAGATGAGTTCTGGTCAAATCCTTATTAACAACATCGTTAAGAAGAATACCAACGGGAACGTCAGTGGCTACTGCTGTTCCATATTTTACAAGGTTTTCACCCTGATCCATTGCTGCACCAGAAGCCAAGCCTTGGTCAGCGAGAATTACAACACCACCACGAGTGGCTACACCTTCGTTATAAAAGAACGAGATATCTGTTGATTCTTCGTATCTGTCTGCTTTAAGAGCCATTGTTAAATCTCCTTTAAATTATTTAGAAATTCTGTTGTTATCAAACCAAGCAGCTACGCTAGCTCTGGTAGCTTCTACTTCATCGTATTCGTCTGACTCAACAAGAGTAGCTTCAGAAGTTTGAACACCTTCAAAATCTTCTGCTGTTACCTCTTCTTCTACTTCGTCAGCCTTTGCTTCTTTATCTTTTTTCTTCTTTTCCAGAGCTTCCTTGAGTGCTGGTGGCATTGCTGCTTCAGCATCTTCTTCTGCTGTAGGCTTCATTTTCATTGCTTTTTCATCTTCTTTTTTCTTCATCATAGCTACGATGGCATCAAATGCCTCTTCGCTCAATGCGTCAAGATTTGCAATGGACTCTTCCACCTCTTCCTCATTAAGACCAGCTTCTACAAGCGAAGCTTTTCTTTTCTCCATCTTTTCTTTCTTTTTCATCTCGTCCATCTCTTTCATTGCTTGTACAAGCTCATTTTGAGATGATGCGAGTGAATCTTCAAGTTCAGCAACGCGAGCTTGAGTAGACTTAATACTATCTTCAAGTTCTGTAATTGTTGCTTGACTTTGATTAGCCTCAGACTCGTATACTTCCACTTTGGAAGCAAACTCTTTGTCTTTAACTTCTTCAATTTGAGCTTTGATGGCCTCATTTTCAGATTTGGCCTGAGAAAGCTGTGCTTTCACATCTTCCAACTGCTTTTCTAACAGTGATGTGTCTGACATTTTGAAATCTCCTATTTGAAACTTAGAATCAGATTCGTTAAAATTAAAATTAGCTGTGCTTTTATTATTTAGTATAACACTTCTTGGGTTGGCTGGTTTTGAGACCAAGCCTTTACCAGAAAAGGAAATATTTTTAAGCGCACGACCTACTTTGTATCCTTCATACTGTCCACTACCTCCATAAGCACGTAAGTGCTTAGTTAGGAATGCAGAGTCTTCGCCCCTAGCTAATACTTTAGCATCTCCCTTGTCGTTCAGTAAAGCGTAGTCAAATCCCGCAAACAGACACTCCATAGAAACATACCACTTGCCTTCATTCATCTCAGCAATGATACTTTTCATACGGTCTCTATTTTCTTCTCCTGTCCAGCTATTATAAAGCACCGCTTGAGTGATTATATCAAACTCATCTGGTCTAGCTAGATCCTCGTCATCTGCAACTGCCTTACCGTCTTTAGTCAAGACGTAACTTCCCGTTATATGCCCAATGATATCATTTTCATCGTGCATAAAATTAAATTGTTTATCTTCAGGTGTGTTTCTTGCTGCCCAAGTTGGTTCCGGCATAAACACGTCATCATTTTTGTTCCACCCGCAAGAAACCAAAACAGACTCAATATAATGCAAGTCTATTTGGTCTTTATTCTCAGCAAGAACTTTATTCAATACTTCCTTGTCTGAGATAATCTCTTTGGCAGTAACAATATCGCCCGTGTAAACTGTAGCCTCGGAGCAATACGCAACACTGGCCGTAATCTTAACGAGATCGCCAATGCCATCGTCTATTTCTTTTTGAAAAATTTTAATCATGTTTTTACCTCAGAACATTATACACAAAATATTTATTTTTTTCTCAAAACGCTATTTTTCGCCTACAAATTGCTCTACATAAAGTCCTACGACCATCTTTTTATAGCCATCCATACTAGTACTGGTGGTTCTTATTTGCTTATACTCTTTGGGTACTAAATTGTTTGAAGACAATGCTTTATGTAGGTTTTTGTCTGAGAGTTCGCACATAGGCTCAAGAGCAAGAAAGGCTGCCAATTTAATATTTTCTAATTCTTTTGACTCATGTTTAGTTAACTGTCTAGCATTAGACTTTTCTTTTATTTCTAAATAACCTTTGTTTATATTTTCAGTATACTCAAATGCAGATGTAGACCACACGACAAGCTCTGCAACCCCCGGCTTACTCTTGGGTGTTTCAACCCTTTTCTTTCTTGGACCCTCATCTGGAGTGAGTGGAGGGCGACCATTCTCCTTAACCTCTTGTTTTTTCTTACTATCTTGTTGTTTGACTTGCTTATCAATCTTTTCAAGGTCTTTTTTATGGTTAGCATTGTGGAATGGACTTGCCTTATCTGGCAGTTTTTCTTTATTTCTAGCTTTATCTTCTCTTTGCAGTCTCATCCTTTCTACGGATGGTATCTCTTTAAATCTTTCAAGAACAGTTTCATGAGAAATAATGTCCCTGTCAGCAAGTTGGATTAACAGATTCTTTTCTGCTGACTCGTCAGAGAGGCTCATATGGTTGAAAACAACATGTGCTGGCTTTCTGAACCCCATAGCTTTTCTTACAATTTCAATTTCTTTTTCCCAGAATTTTGTAAGCTGGTCTCTTCCGTACTGCAACCTTTCTACTAAAGTTTTTAATGAGATAAAGTTGTTTGTAAATCCGCCGCCGTTTGTAGCCATACCTGTTAGGGTTGGGGGAACTCCAAGTCCAGCGTATATACTGTTTAATACAGATGTGTATTTTTCAGAACCTAAAAACTTGTAAACTTGACTGTTTGACTCTGTGTAAGAAAGCTCTGGACCCCAAACAAGCTCCATCGTTCCTCCTCCTACATTACTAGCAAGGATATTTCTTAGCTTATTAATAGCAGCTTTATTTGGTAATATCTTATGATCCAAACTACCAATCGTCCATAGTCGGATGTTAGATATAGCCCCATCAAGTGCAGACAGATCAGCAAGTCTCATTTTCTCCAGCATGATGATATCATCTAAAATAGCATAGGTGAGCGGATGCGCCCACTGCTGCCAATCGTCTTTTTTATAGTAATGAACTGAGAGTTTTTCTGGATCTAGCGAGATTTTTCTCTGACCACTTTTATATGCTGTTTTAACGTTTGGTGGTAAGGTATCTAGCAATTTCGCTGGAATAGCGCCATCTTTAAAATTGTCAAAAAATGAATTTGATGAAATTTGATAGTTATTTTTTCTACCTAAAAATAGATTTATGTCTCCATCTTTCATGTCTACAGTTAGTGGGTTGAAGAAATTATATCTCCAAGGTATTTCATTTTGTTTTATACTTGGTATCTCAACTCGTATATCACTACCCATAGATTTAATAAACTTTGTTATCTGGGGAGTAATTGTCGCAGTGCTTCTATATGCAAACACCTGTCCTGTTCTGTACAAATTGTTTAAAAATCTTTCTGATCTCTCTTTTCCGTCACATTTTTTAAACCATTGCTGAAAGAATTTTTCTGCGCTCTTGTTCTCGTGTACGATATTTATACCTTGAGTACCAAAGTCACCCATCAAATCAATTACATTCCGAACGATACCAACTTTATCATAAGCGTCCATACACATTTTTATAATGCGTTTTGCTTTGCGGGGTACTTGCTCTTCTGGTCTGAAAGCATAATAGTCAGAACCAGTAAAGGATGGTCTAGCGGATCTGTTTGGCTCTATATCAAGAAATTCCCTGTGATATCCTTTAGCCACACCTTCGTAGGACTCAATTGAGTCTGAAAAACTCTCAAAAGCTCTCGCTTTGCTATTTGGATCTGCATCATTCCAAGTTATTAATGAGTCATTAATATCATTATCCATCGTGAAAACCTTTAATTAGATTGTAATTGAACTGGTATTAGATTATACACAATTAGTAAGCATCATTGATACTATCTGTAAACCAGTTTGGACCTGAATAAAGACTTCCACCGCTCTTTTGTTTTTCATCTTTTTCCATAGTAGCAAAACCACCATAGAAGTTATATGACACTGGATCTGGAGTTTTTGCTATTGTTCTCGCCGCCATATTAGCCATAATTAAAGAAGAGTAACGGTCCTTTCTCTGTTTTCCCTTTTTACCTGTACCAATAACGGTTGATGGTGTATCCCATTTATCTCTACCTGTCGCTGTTTGCGTAATCTGGATCATAGTTAGCTCGTCTTTGAGGTCTTCTATCTCTAGAACACACTGTTCAAGTGTATCAAAGACTCTTCCTTTTAGCCCATCTTCAGCGTTTGATATGCCTAAAGAAACAGCATCAAACATAGGAAACAATATAGCTTTATCTTCAAGGTCTTTCCTTAGACCGTGGTTTGCTTCCGCCAACCAGTCATACTTTGCAAACTGACACATCTCTAAAATGTGTAATCCTCGCTGATCATCCGTGTCTTTAGGTTTATCGTCGTCTATTGTGGGCCATATGGGTAGCTCCCCCTCTTCAATCTTATCAGTATCATGTAAAGACTCTGAAACCGCTATACCTCCACCTTGGGCGTCTAGAGCGATGTGAACACAGGGAAAGAGTTTCATCAAGTCTCTAATCTTTCTCGCGCAATATGCATAGAAATCGCTTTCTTTTGAAAAGCCTTTTTTAACCTTTTCTTTATGCTGATCTCTATTTGTCGTCCAGCAGTGAACTATTCTTCTGTGATCATCATTTAACTCTAAAACGACAATACTAAAATTATCAACCTCGGAAGCTGGGTCAACACCAAAGACGTATTTCTTGTTAGGATCTCCCCTTAGTTGCGCCTGAAAAACAACATCTTCGTTTTTAGAATTTTTTATAGGGCTAAGGTCGCTTGTTACGCAGCTTTCTATTAGAGTTCTTTTAAAGAAGCCCTGAGAATCGCGTGTAAAGCACGCTCCAAACTCCATTTGATATATCCCAGCATGGACTGTTGCCTTTGATCTGGCGACCTGTGAGGCGTCCATAAAGCCTTCTGGTAGAAGCTCATAAGGTATTCTTATGACAGAGTAATCCTTCCAGTTAAAATCGTTTGGTGGATCTTCACCAAAGATTTCCCTAAGCTTGTTCTTTCTACCTTGACTTTGAATTATTGATTTCCATTTTTTCCAGTACTCAGCAAAGTGATTAAAGTCATAATAAGCAGTACCGCTCAATATAATTTGGTTGTCTCTTTTCTTTATTATGTCTTTACTTTCTTGTTCTATATCTAAACCTAGTTCTTCAGCTTTTCTTTTTGCTGCGATTTTTTTAACATTTTCTATAGGATCAGAGCTAACAGCAGCAAAACCAGCGACAACTGTTTCAAAGATATCTCTAGGAATGGAAGCGAACTCATCGCTAATAATATCATTAGCTCTCTGACCTCTAATTTTTTGTCCGTCACCCAGAGGGAGGCAAGTGACGCGAGACTTATTGATACGCATAACGCAACGATCAACATCTCGTCTTGGCCCACTACTTGAATCGCACATACTCCTTAATATAGGTGAGTTATTCCAAATTGTTTCCATGTACTCAAACAAAACCTTAGACTGCCTAAAGGCTGCACCAACAACCACAACTTTTCTTTCTGGTAAAATTAAAGCTCTAATCATGGAGTATAAAGATAATATAAATGACTTACCAAAACCACGACTAGCTATAAGCATTGGGAATTTACGATTCCATAGCTCGCATAGAAACAAGGCTTGGGATGGTAAAATATTTATGTTGAAAACATGTTTACATAAGAAAGAAAAATATTCCGGCCTAGTCATAAGCCAAGTTAATTTTAAATGGTAATCTTCATCTCTAAGATCAACTAAATCAAATGGATTAAATACATCACGGTCGGGTATATCTAAATTCAACCAAGCTTCATCTATATTTTTAAGATTTGACATAGATTATTTTAAACTTTCTATATTCGGGTATTTTCTTGTCTCAAGCACTGCGTCTGCAAAACCGTAATAAACTGTTTCATTAGCGTCTAAATACCAGTCTCCATCTTTTAATTTTCTTTTTAAATAATTTCTAACCTTTTCTTCAGTCAATTCTTTGTAATGCTCTTTAAAGTATTTGCCTTTTACGCAACCTTCAGCGTAGATGTCAACCATAGTTTCTGTGTTACGCTTATCTACTTTTGCGTAATTATGAGCGCTTAGGTGATCACCAGAGCAATCCACAGATCCGTAATGCAGCATGAAGTGAGCATTTGGTGTCAGTATTCTTTTATCCGCAGCTTGAAGTATAATACTACTCATGGATTCTGCTTGACCGTAAGCTACTATGGTAACATAAGACCTGCAAAGACAAATAGCGTCAAATATTGCCATTCCATTTGACCATTCTCCACCCTCACTAAGCATATGAATAATAATTGGCTCTTGGTTTATGCAATCAAGCACTCTGAGGTTTTTGTAGAAGTTTGCAGCCATCCTGTATTCTACACCGGGATCATCATCCGTATTTCCAACATATCCGTGTAAATATAGCTCTCTGTTTTTAATGTCCAGTCCATAAGAATGAACGTCTGAAATAGTGTCTATAGACAAACTCATCTAAAAGCTCCTAAGTGTATAGTTCATTAATACGCTTTAATATACTTAAAACTGCCCACTTTGCATGTTTTTTGCAATCGCAGAATAATACATGAATGTCATGCTTCATTTGAAATTCCATAATTTTTCTAAGCATAAATTTATTTGTTACTTTAAGTTTACCCCAGTCATCCTCTGGTATACCTGATCGTTCTGGAAAATCCATTAGGTCTGAAAGAGAAAATTCTAATACTATAAATCTATGAGGAAATTCTTTCATTCTTTCTATTTCTTTATGAAACCTTATAGTATCATGCCCTATATTGTTTGCGAATTCAGTAACACTAGCTTTTCTTTCTATGCATATCTTCTCTTCTAGTCCTTTTATGGAATAATCTCCGGTATCTAATTTTTCTAAAACCATACCGTTGCACTTGTGATATCTAGAGTGACTACGCTCAAAAGTGTAACCTTCTTGCTCTCTAGTGTCTTTTATTATAGTAAAGGGTTTAGGCATTTTTGTCTCTCACTATTTCGGAAAATAATTTTTCATAAAATACTTCGTTCCTGTTCACTTTACTGTGGCAGTAACGACATAAAGTTATACCGTTGTCTATATCAAACCTTAAAGAAGAAGCAGAAGACCATTTCCTAATGTGGTGTACTTGTAAATATTTTTTATGTTTACACGAAGGCATTTGGCACTTGTAGCCGTCTCTTTTAAGAACGTCTTTTCTCCACTTTTCATAAACTGGATCGTGATAATTTCTTTTCATTTAGGTACTATAGCTTTTTTTACTGATACGTCTTGTAAGATTTCTACAACAAGCTCTGCTGTCTTAGAGGATGAGTCTTGTTTTAGTATGACTGAAGCAAATCTAAAAGTAGCTAAAAAACAGGCTTCATCTGGATCGTTAGCTTCTACAAAAATTATTGGTCTTTCATGATTAAATTCTTTCAATTGAAAGGAGATTAGTCTTGGTAAAACCAAAGTTAAGTCTAGCTCTACCTTATATATTTTCATTTTGTGTCATGATCTACCATTAATTTAACTAAATCTTCAAAGCTGTATTTAGGACTCCATCCTAAAATTTCGTTTGCTTTACTACAATCACCCTTTAAATAATCTACTTCTGCTGGTCTATAAAACTCTGGATCTTGAACTACTAAGTCAGACCAATCTTCTATATCAATAGATGAAAACGCTACGTCTAGGAACTCGCGAATAGTATGAGTCTCGCCGGTGCAGATAACAAAGTCCTGTGGACTATCCTGTTGGAGCATCATCCACATCGCTTCCACGTAATCTCCTGCGTACCCCCAATCTCTAAATGCTTCTAAGTTACCTAGACGCAGCTTTGAAAATTCTGGATCTCGTCCGCTTTTTACGAATTCTCCAATCCATTTTGTAATCTTTCTCGTTACAAAATTCTCGCCTCTACGTGGCCCTTCGTGATTAAATAAGATTCCGGCACTTGCATGTATATTATAACCGTCACGAAATAATGCAGTCATATAATGAGCGGCACATTTAGCAATCGCATATGGGCTTTGCGGCATAAACTTTGTTTCTTCATTTTGGAACTTATTACCCGGAGACAATTCGTCGTAGTTTTTACCGTACATTTCGCTTGAGCTTGCTTGATAAAACCTCACACCTAGCAAGTTAAGATCTACAAGTGCTTGAAGAATATTTAAACATCCTTTACCTGTAACATCCCAAGTTAAGGCTGGCTGTTTGAAGGATACGGCTACATGGCTTTGGGCGGCAAGATTGTAGACTTCATCTACATTTGCGTGTTCTTTTAGAAGATTCATTACACTGTAAGCATCTGTTATGTCTGCACTATACAGAGTGAAGTTTTTGTTATTTAAAATATGTTTGATTCTACAGTTTGAATCTGTACTGCTCCTTCTAGCAACACCTATCACCTCATATTTTTTTTCAAGTAGTAGATCCGCAAGGTGACTACCGTCTTGACCGGTAACACCAAATATTACAGCCTTCATTTTTTTTCCTTTAGTCTAAATGTTGAGTTGTATCCTTTTTCCACCGATGTCCAGCCATTTCGCTCCAATAGATCAAATGTGGAAAATATTTCCTGACTAGATGTTAGCTCGTTTGTTTCAAAAGTTACTTTTTGAATAACTATGTTTGTATTATTTACTAAATCTACGACCTGCTTCACAATGCCGCAGTCTGAACCTTCTGTGTCAATTTTTATATGTTTGACGCTATCTATATCTAGATCCTCAAATAATCTTTTCAAGCTTATGCACTTTATAGGCTCTCTCGTAATTATATCATATACTTTTACGCCTAAGCTTAAACAGGTGCTTATTGTGGTTGGATGTATCTTAGAGATCGTGTTACATCCTTTAATCCATGCTGGTAGATTATATTCTTCAACTAAGTCTGGATCTATGTAGTAGATGTAATCATCTCTATCCTCATCTGTAATAGCCGCTGCTAGTTTTAGGACATTTGAATTTTCAGGTATCCTATCTAAATATTTCTTGATAGGTTCAACATACAACCCTAGACAGTCTTTACAATCTGGGTCTAACGTTGAGTAATCAAAATCAGCAGTGCCAATATCAATAAAATCAAATGTTCTCATGTATCTTTATCGCTATTTTTTATATTTGTGTGTGGGCAAAACTTAGAAGGATACCAAGTGCTATAACGGCTATCGTTAGCAGTATATAAATTTTCATTATTAAGGGGTTTAACACCGTGCCACTCAGGTAAAAACTTGACAATATTTCTTGCTTCTATGAATATATTAACATCTTTTTCATAATCATTTTCTTTTAATACTTTATTTAACCACCAAGGTCCGTAGACATCTCCTGATAAGAACCTATCCCTTGGTATGTCGTTATATAGCTTTTCTGATACTGGGTTGTTTTCACTAGAAGCCATTAGACCGTTCTGGGTCGTGCCTCCGTATTCAATAGAGAAAAAGTCTATTTCATTAAAGTCGTAGTCCCATTGACTGATTGGTTTTAAGCAATTGAAATCTACATCAAAGTAAAAACCACCAAACAGATGTAACAATTTATATCTAAATATGTCGCTGATAAACGTAGGGTTTATTTTTGAGGATAGGTAATTGTATTTATCTAAGGTATTTAACTTTTCTTGAGTCCAGAAAATGTATTGGTAATCTGGATTTTTATCTTTCCAAGACTTGGTTAGTGGTTCCCACCTATCTGGTAATGGCTTGTCCCCTATCCATATTTGATGTATAATTTTTGGTATCATTAGTCTTTGACTGTATCTGGTG